CGGTTTCGACCTAACACTAAAAAACCGCTTTGGTTTATATGTGCTTGTTTGACATCGGTTGCCATAAGAAGCTCCTAATTAAGCAGTGCGTGTGAAGACGTATGCTGTGGCGCTTGAGAACATAAGAGTGAAACGAGCCAGGCCTGTTACACCCGAAGCAACAGTCAAGTCACCAAAAGAGCCGGGGGTGTCAGCGGCACCGGTAGACAAAATACCGTTAACAGCGACTGCAATTGTCACAGTACTTGCGCCACCAGTGTTGTCCACGTACAGATCAAAAATTGTACCCTTGGCCGCACTTAGTTGTGTTCCAAGCAAAGTTCCTGTAGGCAAAGTAATTGTGGTTGGAGCAGCAGAAGTGGAAGTAATGTAGCCCGTAGCAACTTGAGCAGCAGTGGCTGTTGCAGTGGCGTTGATTGCAGCGGTTGTAGCGTGAGTGATGCTGCCGGACCCTGCAACGTTGCCTGTTACGTTACCCGTGACGTTACCTGTGACGTTGCCCGTAAGATTGCCAACAAAACCATTTGTTGACGTGACTGGGCCGGAGAAGGTGGTTGATGCCATGATTTTTCCTTACATGCAAGTGAGGTGTTCTGTCTGCATGTCGTCAGCCGGGACTGTCAGAACACCGGAAACCCCGGAATGTGCTCAATATACACCAAAAGAAAAAGGGGCACAAGGCCCCTTTTTCCATTTACCTGCCTATTAAGCGCCAGGTGAGCCGAAGATGCCGCGTGGATCACTAAAGCCAAAGCTATAGCGCTCACGTGCCTTATAACGGACGTTACCAGTATCGAAGTCGCCTTCAAAGCCGGTCTTCATGGACACACGTGTGAACATCTTCATGCCGTTAGGTGCGTCAGTCTTGATGAAATACGCATCTGGATCGGTAAGGAAGTTGTTGACTGTGTAGCCTTGAGGCACCATGCCCATGTTTTTAATAGCGTTGATGTCGTTATCCGCAGTTGCAGTACGCAAAGTGGATTTTAAAATCCGATCTGCGGTAAATTGCAGTTCCTTAGGAATAATCAACTTCAAGCCCTGGACAGCGATCTTCAAGCCACGCTCATCGGTGAATGCAGCAATGTCAATCAGTGACTGCTCCAAGGAGGTCTCAGACAAGTCCGCTGGTGTTGCCAGTGTGTTGGACAGGTTGGGGCCACTCAAAGTAGGGTGATTGGTTGCGCACAGAACAACACCGTCGCCACCGATAGAGGTAGTGAAAGCGCCGTTCAAGATGGCAGCAGCTTTGATCTGCTTGGTTTGAGCCATAGAACGTGCCAAAGCACGTGTATAGCGAGCGCCAAGGCGGTCATAGAGGTTGTCCTCTACGGCTTCTTCAGTCAAGGAGAAAGCCAAAGCAATAGTCTCATGGGTGTAGCGAGCAGTGTAGACCTCTTGTGCTTGGTCGTATGAAACGCCAGCACCTTCAGTCTTCACAGGAGCTTCACCAAAACCCGATTCCATCACCTCTTCTTCAAACGCACGGTCTGAAGATTCGATTGAATAGATTTGGGTGTGTTGGTTTTCGTAGTTTTTATACTCGAGGCCGAACAAGGCGTTTAAGCCTGGCTCAAGTTCCTTAACGAGTTGTGCGCGGGAAATTGCCATTTATGTTCTCCTTATTGACCAGCAACACCTGTACTACCGTACACGTGTTCGTTGATCTTAACTACTACCACGGCGAAAGAGCCGAAATCATTAGCCGGGACGTTGTACAAACCAACCGTCTTCAAGTTCAAAGCGGCTGTAGTAGCAAGCGTAGAGGAGTTCAGTTCCATGGTAGAGACACCAGTGGTGGTGCTTCCGCCTGTACCGATCACGTCTGCGTTCTTGCCAACATCCGCAGCGGTAAAGCCTGCGTCACATTGAATCAAGAACAACTGACTAGGATCGTCGATCACATCGGCAACGATTTTGCCAGAAGTGATGTTGACAGAACCCGGGTAGTAGTTCTTCCATGTGGGCTTGCCGGTGGTGGGATCAATGTAGTTGCAACCGTTAAACACGCCCACCGCAGCGGTGTGTGAAGCCGGAAGAAACCGGGAGATGTATCCCGCAGTAAGAACAACCAAGTCTCCTTGGAAAATTGTTCCAGCTTGGTTATCAGCAATCTCATATCCGTACTGTTTCTGGGCACCAGTAGCGGAAAGATTGCCAATAGGACGCAAGCCAAAAGCCTTGTCAGTATTAGCCATTTGATAATTCCTTTAAGAAAATGATTATTCAGCAGCCTTGGGGCCGCCAAAAGTGACGCGAGACTGTCGGGTAGGTCGTTGAATCCTCATTGAATTGTGAGAATTGCTTTTCATCAACTCGTTATCCGCAGCTTGCATTTGATCGCTCGCACGTTGGTGGTAATACGCATTGCGCTCATGCACTGTCTCTTCGGGAATACGTGCTAAGAGAAGACCTCCCACGCTGATAACACCAGCATGTCGGCCGTCTTCAACAGATGGGACAGGGAAGTCAGGATACTCATCGGCACGAACAAGCTCATAACCCTCTCGGATTTTTCCAGCTACGTTCACGCGATCTTCCTGACCTGCGATTTCTGCACGAATCCATCTGTGCCGTGTTCCCTCCAGAGGAGGTGGGGCATCTAGTCGAGAAGGAGGAGCCCAGGGCTTGCGGCGTGTTTCGCTTTCGCGAGTTGTAGCGCTACGCGCTTCACGATTTAAAGTGGGTACAAGGTTGTCTGTCATCTCTTACTCCTTAACGTACTTGGCGTATTCCTCAAGAGGAACACCTAACTTTTTGGCCATCGCAACTTGACTCGGTGAGAGTCTCACAGTGCGGCGTGCTGAACTATTCACTCCCGATGAACGGGTTGCAGGAGCCACCGACTGCACGTTTCTGGTGGTACTGTTGTTTTGCGCCTGAGGAGAAAATTTCCGTGGATAAGTGCTTCTCATGCGTTTGTCTAGCTCATCATAATACTCATCTGACGATCCGTCAAACCCCTCGTTAAGAACAAGTTGCTTGTGGATACCCCAGGCGGTATTGGTCATGACCGTATCCTGGCCATACCATGAGTTCTTCTCCATCCAATCTTCCAGTCTTGGGTCCACTGGAGCGGGCTGTTGATATTGCTGGGGTTGGGGTTGAGCAACAGGCTGGACAGGGACCTGAGACTGCTGACGAACATAGGCCTCACGACGCTGATTCTCTTCCGCTACTTGACGTTGCTCGTAGATCAAATCGGTCAGGCGCTGGTTGGCTTCGGTCTCAGTGTCAATGTCGCCCTCTTCACGCGCTTTGCGAACGATTTGCTTTAAAGCGACAACTTGGGTCTCAATGCGGCCCTTGGCTTCGTGCAAACGCTCCTCATCCGTGTGAAACATCCGCTGTTGCATCTGCTGCGCTTGCGCTTGCACGCCCTTGGCATATGAAATTGCCGCCTCTTCCCGGCGCTGTGTCTCGCGCAGGCGAGCGGTCAGCTTGTCAATGCGCTTTTTGACGCTCTCGCTGTACTGGTTGAGTTCGCTTTCGGGCTTTTCAGACTCGTTGTGAGCCTGCTCTACATTGGGAGTCTGGTCCTGCTCCTGTACTTTTGGAGACTTGCCATCTTCGCCCATGTCAATGTCTACAGGCTCTTCGCCTTCACCTAATTTAAATTCCAACTCTTGTTGCTCATTCATGATAGCTCCTTACATGTGCAGAATATCTTCAGGGCTGTTTACAACCCCAATGATTTCGTCGTCGTTGAGAATTCGGATTTCTCCACCATCAATTTGGATGCGAGAACCTGCGTATCGACCAAAAATAATCCAGTCACCTTCCTTGCACCAGGCTCCATTGGGAAACTTTGACTGATCCGCATAGGCCAAGGCTCCCGTCTTCAAGACGTAGCCACAGTTGGTTGCAAGTTGGGTTTTCTTTTGGGTTTCTTCAGCCAAGACAATGCCGCCTTTGGTCTTTTCCGCGCCACGATAGGGCAAGACGGCGATGCGCCAGCCTGTGGGGGTAGGGATGCGGTCTCGGACAGCTTGTTCAAGCTT